TGTAGTGCATAAGATTTGCAATAACATCTTCGCGATAACCAAGTCATCGCCATGGTAATTACAGAAAGTAAGAATATGATCAGCAACAGCAGTCTGAAACTGCTGTAGCATTTTCTTATCCCACTTTCCATAATCACCATCGAACACGTTTTTACCAACCCTCATAAGATCATCAACTAGCTTACGCCAATCATCACTTAGAGGGTTGATACCAACCTGAACACCGGTACGTCGCCTATTAGCTCGCAAATTTGCAAGATAACAGCCAAAGTACCTCTTAAACAACACCGTTAGAACAAGGGGGGACATCTTGAACAACCGAGGTTTATCTTTTTTCTCCGCATCACGCAACTCATCTTTTAATTGAGAAGCAAAATACGTGTCAAAAGAAAAACTTCCATCCAACACAGCACCGATAAACTTGTCAATTTCACGTTGCAAGGGGGGAAGAATGATACCTAGATCAAAATCTAAATATTCACTCTTCTCACCTCGCAACCCAAAACCAACACTAGTATCTTTATCGAGAGCAGTAAGCTGCGCGTAACCACATATGACTTCCTTGTCACTCAATTTCTTATTACGAAATTGTGGAACAAGTACATCTAAGTAATCACGCGCATACTTAATACACTTAATATCAACTAACGCACACGGAACGTTAGCCTGCGCATTAAAAGCCTTGGCTGTTTTATGACCAAGAACATTCAAATTTGCAGGCACACGAACAAGGGGAAACACACCATGAACACCAGACGGAACCAAAGTAGACTTATTAAAAACTGGAGAATAAGCCTTCTTTGTATTATCAACACTAACAACAGAACCAACAGGTTGATAACGGGACGGTTCAACAAAGTATTTGACAGGACGAGAAAAATAGTCAAATATTGCATCTCGGGTCGCTTTCGTAAAAAAGCGAGACACACCAACTGAAATCGAGGTTGATTCCAGAGGATAGTTCTCTACTTTGGCCACATGGTGACCAAGTAGAAAACCATCCTCTGTAACCAACATCGATCCACACAAACATTCAAAATCAAAATCATACACTAAACCTTCACTTGGTTCCAGAATTTTTTCAAATTCTGTAACCAAGCTTTTGTAACGAACTCTAAAATCCAACTCTCTAACAACACCATTAAGTGGTACTTGACCACTTGGTGTTACAAGAAGAGTCTTCATATTTCGAGTATTCGCAACAAAGTGAAGATTTCGCGTATACTTTGGTAATGAATCAGGCAAACGCATAATAACAACATCATCTAAAACGGAACTAAAAACACAACTAACTAAAATATTATCATAAAAAATACTATCAGAACTGGAGAAAATCGTAATATAAGCCTCAGCACCAACATCTAGCTTTAAACCATGGTAAGGAGCAGTAAAATACTGTCCCGCTACCACAACTGTAAAAATCGTCTTGACTTGAACGTCACCCACTAAGTAGGTGGCGCTCGCGCCAAGAGTCTGTTTACTAAGTCGTAGTAACGGGAGATTATTAACTGTCTTTACTGGGATGTTGAAGAGAGCACCAACACTTTGGGGTACGGCATCTAGCAACTTGGTTTTATCCTTGCGGCCAGAATGGTAGTACTTACCAACTTGTTGGGTGTCGGGGGGAAGAACGGATGAGGTGGTTTGGAGTAAATAATAAATACCACCTCCTAAAAAACCTAAAAACATAAATAAATAACCTAAGTTATCTCTGTGGACAACATCAGGACTAACAACTAAAGGAAATAAAAATTCGGAGAAGAAAGAAGAAAAATC